TCGCCTGCTTGCAGTATCATTTTGCCTTTGGTAATGTATTCCTTCTCACCTCGACGGATAGTAGCGATTAAGACATCTTCAGGCCACTTAATAGCGGCTACCTTTTGGCCTACCAATGGGCTATCAACGAAAATTGGCACTTCAAAGGTTGTCCGTCGACCTGTCTTGGCTAGGTCCTCTTGGTGCAGCATTTTTTCAGCTAATGCCTCATAAATTGGGGGCATCTTAAGGGCTTCCGCGAGAAGGAAGGCTGATAAGACCACTACCGCTAGTGGCATGAGTTGGTTGAGGCCGCCTACCATTTCGCTAACTAGAAGTAAAGCCGTTAGTGGGGCTTTCCCGATGGCTGCAAAGCCCCCTGCCATAGCGAAGAAAATAAAGCAGAGTAAGAGTTCCTGATCCATGCCGGTGATATTGATAATGAACTGACCGTATAAGGCACCTACCAAGGCACCTAGGGACAAGATAGGCAGGAAAATCCCACCTGGCAGGCCAGTCCCATAGGAAACCATGGAAAATACAAAACGAACCAGAAGAATAAGGGCTAGCACTAAGAGTGGCGTCTTAGTGTGAGCTAATTCTAAGATGAGCTCACCACCTCCACCTAGAATATGGGGTGCGACTAAGCCAATTGGAATAATCAGCAAGCCAGCCACAATACCATAAAATGGTGGTTTAACCCAAGGCACTAATTTTGCATAAAGCCGTGGCAAAGCAAAGGTGACGCGTTGGTAGCACCAGCCAAAAAGTGCTAAGAAAATCCCCAAGACTACCAAATAACCGTAATAGGCGACTGGGAATTTAAGATGATTGCCTAAATCAAGAGCTGGATGATTGCCAAAAGCATGAAGGGAAATAAAGTTGGCCGTCACCGTTGCCGTCAAAGTCGTCAAGGCAACAGTCGGGCTAAAGCTATGGTGGACCTCCTCCAAGACAAAGAGCAAGCCCGCAATAGGGGCATTAAAGGCTGCCGCTAGTCCGGCCCCTGCCCCACTGGAAATCAGGATATTTTCTTGGACACGATTGCTCTTGGTTACCTTGGCGACCCCTTGACCGACTGCTGATCCCAATTGAATAGAGGGCCCTTCACGGCCTAGGAAGAGTCCGGACCCAATAGCAATACCGCCTGCCACAAATTTCTTCCAGAGAATAGACCACCAGTTAAGGCTTAGATGCCCTTGAAGCTGGAGCTCTACCTGTGGAATCCCGCTCCCCTTGATATAGGGTTCACTTCGGACAATCAAGCCTAGAATATAGCCTAGCACTATGGTCCCCGCAATATAAGGCAAAATCAGCCAAGGGTTGGCCTGCATGGCCTGATAAGCCGATACCACCCAAGACAGGACAAAACCTATCAGGAAGCGGAAGGCCGACACAATCAGCCCGACTAAGCCCCCGACTAAGAGTCCCGCCAAGACATAGCGTGTCTTATTGCGGCGAGCCGCAAATTCTTGAAATCTACTACGCATACCATCACCTCTTCTAGTGAATATTATAGCAAAAAATTGAGAGCTGTGGTAAAAAATTAATGACTCATATCCAATCCTTGACTCACGCACCAGGCTTGAACATCCTCAATCACCTCATCCGCCATCTGACGGAACTCCCAATCATCGACCTTGAGAACATAACGGTAGATGCCTTGGGCCAATTGGAAGGATAGGCAGGCATCTAGCAGGGGGCTTGGCTCTTGCAGGGGCAGAATCTTGCGGTAGCCCGCTAGAAAGGCTTGGCGTTCTTCTGTCGACTTGACTTCACGTAGCCAGAGCTTAGCTAATTCACGCCAGGGAATATCGACTACAAGACGTTCAAAGTCAATAACCGCCCACTCATCTCCCCTACGCTTGAGGTTACGCCAAGAGTAGTCCCCATGTAGAACAGCTTGCGGAAGGCTGGCATACTCCGCATCGATTTGGTCAAAACGAGCTTTGAAAAAGTCATAGAGGGGTGCTAGCCTTGCCGCTTCAGAGCTACCTAGTAAATCCTGATGCCAGCTGGTTACTTGCTGACTGAGAGGCGGTTGACGTCGCAAGTGATTGGCTAAAGGCGCGAGCTTCAAATGCGTTTGAGCTAGGAGTTCACCTAGTTGGCCTAAGTCCTCAAGACTTGGCGTCACCACTGGGGCTAGTTCCTGCCAGTCTTGAATGAGAATATGGCGTCCCTCTAAGACCAGATCCGCGACATACCAATCGGGCCAGATTGCCAGAAGACCTAGCTTATCCCGCTTAAACTTGTCTGCTTCCGCATACACCTTGACGAAATAGCGCCGCTGGTACTGAGGTAAGTCGGCCCGAAAAACCGCGTTAAGCGATAGATGGTCCAAGGGTGTCAAATGAGCTGACAAACAAGCCGCTAACTTAGCCTGAAATTCTGATGTGATGGGGCCATCATGAGGTACAAACCAATCTAGAATATCCTTTAACTGCGTCATGACGCGTTGCTGACTAGTCTCTGCTCCGATAAAGTTAATGCTTCCTACACCGGCAGCTAGCGCGCACTCAATATCTAGGTCGCGGTCACCAACATAGTAGGTTTGAGCCGGATCCAATTGATATTTAGCTAAGAGATAATGCACCCCTTGAGGGTCAGGCTTACGCTTAAAACCGGCTTCAATGGTAATGACTTCATCGAAATAGTCAGACCACCCCAATCGTTCCAGAACTTGGAAGGCTGCCTTGTCCTTATGGGTGTAGACAAAATGCCGATGGCCTGCTTGCTTCAAGCCAGCTAGCGTGGCATCCGCCCCTTCCATGGGACCTATCTGCCCGTCCCGAGCAGCAGTCGCTTGTTTAAGCCTGGCCACAAAAGGGTCGCGTTCCACCTGACCAGAAGCCACCAGATTGGCAATGAGATCGCGGATGGAATAATCAATAATATAGGTTGCCACTGCCTCTCGGTCAAAGCTGAGTCCGAAGGCTTGATAGGTTTGAGCTAGCGCCTCTAGGGTATGGGGATAGGAATTAATGAGGGTCCCGTCCAGGTCCCAGATAAAGTTGGCCATGGGCGACAACTCCTTTTCTTAAATTTAAGTAATTGGCTGAATACTAAGGGGCTACTTGCCAACTGGCCTTCAGACTGGCGATACCAGCTTCTAGTATTTCCAACTGAAGCAAGGTCTCTTGCGGTTGAACGCGACGGGGGGCGCCTTCTCTGAGTGTGGCATAGAGGGCCTGATAGACGCGGCCATAATCGCCCCTTTGGCTCTGAATGGCTTGTCGTACTAGACGCCCCTCTTGATTGAGACTAGACAGAATGCCATAGTGCTCTGGCCTATCCAAACCAAAATCAGGCTGATCTGGCATGTAGAAGGCCTTGAGGTCCTCCTCCTGGCGGTCCTTGCTGACCTTGATAAAGGTGCCCTTACTGCCATAAAGTTGGAAGGAAGGTCTTTCTTCTAGACGGAAGTAGGAGGATTTAACAGAAACCTTGAGGGGACCATAATAAAGATCCAGGTCGAAGTAATCATTCATCCGATTGGGGCCTAAAAGAGATCGAACATCGTAGACCACCCGGTCAGGTCGACCAAAATAGGCAATCACTTGATCTAAGGTATGGCAGGCATGACTGTAGAGAAAACTCGAATTGAGGGTGAATCTTTCCTGCCCTTGCGGAACTTCTGGTCGATAGTAATCAAAGTGCATTTCAACTTCCAGCAAATCACCCAACTTGCCCGACTCGATGACCGCTAGGCTGGTCAGGTAGTCCGAATCATAGCGACGATTTTGGTAGCACTCTAGGTGTAGGCCTAATGCTTCCGCCAAGCCAAAGAGCTCGCGCGCCTCTTGGGCGGTCGCTAAAAAGGGCTTCTCACATAAGACGTGTTTGCCTGCTAGAAGGGCCTGTTTAATATAGTCATAGTGGGAGTCTAAGGGCGTCGTGATGACCACCATATCTACTTCTGGATCGCCCAAAATAGCCGCTAAGTCCTGACTATAATGGATACCTTGACGCTTAGGCCAAGCAAAATTAAAGTGCCGGACATAGACGCTTTTGACCCGAAACAAATGGGGCAGTTGATCGACAAAGGGTAGATGATAGCGGTTGGTGCTCTTGCCATTGCCGATATAGGCCAGTGTGAGGGGCTGAGTGGTCATAGCATTGCCTCCTTTTGCTAGTGACGAGAAATAGTATTTTCTAAGCTGACATAAGTTGCTAATTACTTCTATTATACGCAATGATTGGGGCTACCGACAAGCGCTTTCTATTCTCTGTCCCAAAAGACAAAAACCACCGCACGGAGAGGACGTCCACCCCGGCGTTGCTCCTCGGCGAG